GTGGCGTTAATTCTTGTAATTGGTTCAAACATTCCCGAACAATCAACTCGGCGAATTTTTCCTCGTCAAATACCCAAGAGGTGTAGCCGTCTGTTTGGATAGGAACCATAGATTTTGCTCTGAGTTCTCGAATTTGTTCGTTCATTTTACACCTCAATAGTCAGCTTGGACAAACAGATAGTTAGCCCAAGACCAGGGCTTGTACCACACGGGTTCAACATAACCAAATACTTTTGCAACCTTCAATGCTTCATCGTATGTGCGATCGTGCAGGGTGCATTGATCTTCACTGTTGCGAGTACGCCACCGGAATGTGATAGTGCTGTACTTTTGTTTCGGGTCAATCATAATCAACTCCCAGCAAACGATTAAGAATTGCTTCATCTACGTGGCCACGGCTCTTAACTTTACAACTGATGCTTTCGCCATAGCAAAAGTATCTGTCGCCATCGAAACCGGCACCGACTACTTTATCAACACCGCCGAGGCTTCTGGCAACATCGGCGTGCTGGTTCAAATCACTGAACAAGAAAGGAACTTCAAAAGAACCTTGCTTGATGATAATGTATTTTGCTTTCATTTCCAACCCCTATTAGGATCAAGTTCTTCTGCGGTCCAACCACCACCGCCTTGACGATCTGGATTAGTAATCCAACTGTCATCAGATGCTTGTTTGGCGCACACTTCCACATCAGCCAGGATACGCTTGAGTTCGGCAATGTTGATTTCCAGGAACTCTTTGGTTGCGAAATACGCTACTTCATCATGGAACTCACGCTTTACATCCTTGCGCTGGATTAACTTATCCAGCATAGCCTCCTTGCTGGCGATTGTGTTACGCAGATTTTGTGCTACGGTTTGGATGTTCATTTTGATTCCTCACATTGTGCCAAATTGACCAGGCTTGCCAAGGGCGACCAGACTCCTGTTGTCTATAAACAAGTCAACTAAAATTTATTTTTTAATTGAATTCTGGAAAATCCAAGCCCAATGGTGCAAGACATTGTGCAACTCTGAACAAAGTGATGTTCAAGACTTCCACAATATCTTCCGGATCAAATCTGTTAATATACAGTTCATTGATGTTGTAATCCAGGTCCTTATTGAGGTCAACAACATCGTCTGAGTTCGTGATTTCCCCATTGCATTCAATAATCAATGAGGTGTAAACAAAATCTTTTGACATTTCTAACTCCTGTTTTGTTTTGCTATGTATGTATTATAACGCCAAAACCAATTTGTGCCAATTTAAGCAGAATAAACGCCAATCCCACAAATCAGAAGGCTTACAAAATTAACACAAGCCTGTGGCAGGTTCTTTGTGCGAACTGCCCAAGTAAGGAACAAACAACTTCCTGCAAACCCAAGTATTAAGTTTAAAGGAAACAGGTCTTTGCGGAAGGACATAACTGCATACATAGAAAGTATACAGATTGTACCCGCCCATTGAATCAAATCATTAGTTTTTTGCATACTTGTATTGTATGCCCAAACCCAATTTGTGTCAATTAGACTTTGACCCCGCAAAGACCTGCGACGAAGATCATTTCTTCATCTTTAACACCAATCCAGTAAACTCGTGGTCGGTCTCTGCGTGGCTTGCCCCAATGTGTAGCCCACTTTTTTGTGCCGCCGTAAATGGAACTATATGCCCATCCCCATTCTTGTTGCCCGTACTTTTCCTTTAGAAACGCCTCTACTGCATGAATGTCCTTGACATTCTTACTGTAATCTTCAAAGCGCCAGGCATGAGTCATACGCAACTCATTGAACAATTTATGTCTACGGTTTAACTTAACTACTAACTTCATTTGTATACTTTAGTTTACTCTTTCGATCTCTGCCCGCCAGAAGCATTCGTAGCTACCGCCTTGTTCCCAGTGTGCCTTATATTTTTCTGCTTCTTCTAATGTTGTAAAAAACTTAGTGTCGTTAGGATCAACACGTTGACCCCAACCTGCTTCATACTCGGTGACTGTAACTTTGTACAGGCCAGTTAGTTTAACTTCTGCCATATCGTCCTCTCAATCTTCTGAAATGTCGTGTGCTTCGATGCGAACACTGCAATTGCCACGAGCCATACGGAGCTCTTTGTACGCTTCTGCCAGATCCTGGTCCAGGTAAGTACGCACTAACTTATATTCACGATGGTCTTGCCAATCACTGCTAAAACCATGGGGAGTAGTGTCTACAACATAAACCAAATAAACTTTGGACATTGTGTGCTCCTTTTCTGTGATTGGCTAGCTGGTATAGTTATAATAACACTTTGGTGAATTTGTGTCAATAAAAAGCGGACTTTGCGCCCGCTTTTCTCTGTATGCTTTCATTGCCAGCATACGAGCCTGTTCCAGTCTTTTAGCTATATGGTCCTCGACATCGTCGTCAAATATTGGCTTGAATCGAAACTTAGTAGGTCTATGTATGCTTACTAAAATGTCTTCGTCATCTGGTAAGTCCGACGGATCAATATCGAGGAACTTTATAGAAGAAAGTCTATAAGGATTACTTCTTAGCAGCTTCGGCTTTTTGATCCTTAGCTGGTTCGCTTTTGGTGGCATCAGCCTTTTTGTCGTGCTTTTTAGCTGGCTTTTCGACTTTGGGCATAGCCTTTGGTGTAGCAGGCGCGCTAGCTGTGGCAGCAGGCGCCTTAACGGCTTCTGTCTTGGCAGGCTCTGCGGCAAATGCTGTAAATGCAAAAGCGGTTGCGATAATAGCGATAATTGATTTCATAAGTTTCTCCTTTTTTAGAAATCTAAGCAATTTTTCTTGCTTACATATATAACGCCTTAGACCTTAAGTGCGTTGACTTTTTCTAGATTCTTCTTGCCAAATTGTATCTTCTAGCTTGAGCAATCTTACCATTTCTTTGCTAGTGATATGAATTAACAACGCCCTGCGCGGCAAATTAGTATTGTTTGGCATAGTGCTGTGAAGTGTGCGAGGATGGTAAACAAGCACATCGCCTATGTCCATTTCTGGTTGGACAACACCTGCTAGAAATTCTTCGTTATATTTTCCAGCATAGCTGTCCTTAACAACCCAACGAGTGTTATGGCTATCAGGTAATAAACCCGTTCCGCCGTTTTCAGGAGTAAATTTACACAATGGTATAATACATTGAACTCCTAGTAATTCATCTTCATCCCACCATTTAGGAAAACGATAAGGACTATCTATATGTGGCTTGATGTGAGTATTACCTGGCTCGTTGGTTATGATATCGGCGATATAGCAATCTGGCTCATCAAATAAGTGTCCGACTAATGCAATTAGTTGACGAGTTATAACCTGCACTTCGGGCCAACTACTAAGCTCTTGGCTCCACCATACTGCTAGATCTATGCACTCGTGTATCTTATCTGCTGGGTAGTATTTGTGATCCGTAGCATGACCTCGGTGAGGTACTAACAATGGGACTTTGTTATTTAATTTTTTTATAGTTTCTGCAGGAATGTAATTACGTATTATGTTAAATCCATTTAATGTCATTTGTTAGCCCATAAGTTAATATCGCCTTGATAAAGGCTAAATTCAAATGCGTCCATTTCGCTGAACAGCACGAGCTTTTTCTTACTTAAATAATAAGGCCATTCCATTTTAGCATCTAACATGAGTAGGGTTTTGTTAGCAATCTTATAATTGTCCGGCAGCTTAACCGTATATGATTTCCATAAAAAACCGGCCAAGTCAAAACCTAAGCCGGTAAATCTAGTCCCTTTGTTATTTTTAAAGACTTTAAAAAAAGTTAAAGGATGGTCAACACTTTCTTGTATGGTAGAAAAGACCAGCTTACTTAGTTGCTCTTTTGTTAAGGTCTTGCTCATTTACCTCTACGCCTTGACGAAGCTCTACTACTGTAAAATCATTACACTTAAAAAGTTTGTTTAATTTTTCCATTAAATTAAATGCATGTCCTGAATTACTAAAAGATACCTTTTTATATTTTGGTCCAGGGTAGTCTTGGAGACTATTCAAATGACTACGCAGGTTAAAGGGTTTACCTTGGTAAAATACTGCATAGATGGCTTCAGCTTCTAGTATTTCTTCGCTTTTAAAATTTTTTGGATCTACGTGTGATAAAAGTATAGTTGGTTTTGGCCTCGCCATAATTGCTTCTCCGATACGTTTATTTATCAAAAAAGCAATTATGTGATAACTTAATCTTCTTCGTAGTCCTCGACTTTTTGCTGTCCTAGCACCACTTTTAGATCCATTTTGGTTCGATATGGGCCTACAAAGGTGTTGGTTTGCACGGTAGTTAAACGAGGACACAATGTGCATACCCAACCATTTTTAAATTTAATACCATACCAGCCAGCTACGTGTGTGCTTTTGCTGGCGGCTTTTTTAGTAAAAGTAGGAAAACCTTCTACTTCCTTAACATTATAAACTTCTTCTTGATCAGTAGGATAGCCCATTACTTCTAAGTGCCCGCCATGTGTATAGTCTCGTTTTACAAACTCGATACCTAGTGTTTTTAATTCATTATTGTCATGGGCAACATAGTCTTTTCTATTCAAGTTGATAACATAGTTATCGTCCTTAAAATTCATCATGCCAACCCGCTTGGCATTTTCTTCAAGAATCCAAAACCTATCTTTAATAACACTTTTTGCTAAAATCATTTGTATGCTGCTCCTAGGTAATCTCCGTGCTCGGTCATTCGGTCTGCGATTGCAACCAAATTCCACTTACTGCAAAACTTAACAAAATGCAAGCCAACTTGGGACATTCTGTTTTTTGCAGCCGCTGTGTTGATAACTTCATCTAGTGATTGTTTAATATCGTCAGGCTGTTCGGTTAAGTCAATCAGCTTTTTATTGTGCAAATAACGATCACGAACTCTGTGCTCAACTTCATTATGATCAGTCCAACGCTGAAGCATGAGATTGTTCCAATTGTAGCCTTTGGTATCCTTGTCTGCAAATGCCTCACGAAGTCCGACTTTGTTTTTAGTGCCTTTTTCGCGCACACCAGGATAAGCACTAAAGATGTTATCGCTAGTATCGCCGCGCATACATTTCTCAAAAAGCAACCATTTGGGATCAGGAGCAGGCTTTGGCTCTTTAGTTTTCTTATCTAGAACCCTAGTGCCTTTTTCGTTGAAGATTCCTTCGATGGTTGTTAGCTCTTTACTAATACCGTTGAACTGTCGAACATTTGGTGCAAGTAGTTGGAAGAAATCACTATCACTGCTAACAATAACATGCTCATCATTAGGATGATTCTGAATCCAACGTGCAATAAAATCGTCGGCTTCACATCGTTCGTGTCTGAGAGTAGTGCAGTTTGTCTTTGTTTCTAGAAACGATTTTAGCTCGTCAAACGCTGTCCAGAACATCTTATCTTCTTCTGCTTCTGCTGGTGTAAGTGCCGCTCGAGCAGCAGCACGGTTTGCCTTGTAAGTAGGATCTTCATCCTTACGCCAGCTTCGACCTTCGAACGCGAATACAACGTGTGTGCCTTTAAAATCTTTCCATACCTTATTGATGCTGTTAAACATAATATGGTAGGCCATGCCTGCTTTTGTTTCTGCATCTTCTCCACGCACTACATGCCGGGCGCGGAAAAAAAGATTAGACGTATCTACTAAAATATACGTATTACTCATTAAAATATGACTCGACTAATTTACGATCAATTTGTTCGCGAAATGCAATATTAAATTCCTGCATCAACTGCATAAACTCTGCATACTCACGAACGCCGAGAAGCATGTCACTCCACGCTTCGCTGTCTTGTTTTTTCATCGAAATTAAGATGTGCTCGCTGCCAACAAATTTAACCTTAAAATCCCAATTTAATTTAGACATAGCTTATTATATAGGGTAAATTACTTTGTGTCAATGGTTTTCTTACGGCGTTTTGGTAGCACATCTGCATTGGCAACAAATTTGTTTTCTTCGTCCATTTGGGCGCCAATATTCTTACAAAGGGCAGTAAACCATTGGTCAACTAGTTCTTCATCGGAATTGCCTTGGTAGCCGTTGTCTTTTAGAAATTGAATAAATGCCGAATTCCACTCTAATTCCATAAAGCCCTGTGTAGGGCTTCCTTCATCAAAGTTGGTGCTAACAACGTTTACCCAAGGTTCGTTGCTTTCTTTTGGGTTAGCAGGCTTTTTGCCAAATAAGTTTTTTAGTTTGGTTAACATTAAAATAGATCCAGTTTTTCCCATGGCAAATAATCTTTGCCAAAGTGTCCATAGTTTGTTGTTGATGCGTATATTGGTTTAAACAAATCAAATCGCTCAATAATACCTTTTGGAGTAAGGTCCAACACTTTCGGAATAAGCATAGTCAAGTCCCTGGCTAGTGCAGTATCATCACACTCAACGTAAAAACTCATTGGCTCTGCCATACCGATAGCATAACTGATTTGGCAAGTAGCCCAAGGTGCTCGTCCTGTTGCTACAATATTTTTAGCAATGTAGCGCATCATGTAAGCAGCACTGCGATCTACTTTAGTAGGATCTTTGCCGCTAAAAGCGCCACCACCATGAGGACTATAACCACCGTAGGTATCCACAATAATTTTTCTTCCAGTGAGGCCAGTATCGCCATCAGGACCACCAACAACGAAACGCCCAGTAGGATTGATATAAAACTCGGTACCATTGTCTATATACTCCTGCGGTAAAATTTGTTTAATAACATTAGTAATTGCAGCTCTAACATCTGCAATACCTACAGATGCACTATGTTGACTACTGCAAACAACTTTAGCAATACGTTTTGGCGTGCCATTATCATTGTATTCAAAAGTTACTTGGCTTTTAGCATCCGGGCCCAACCACTCCATCATACCATTTTTGCGTAGACGAGTTAGTTCTTCTACGATACGATGACTCCAGTAAATTGCACTAGGCATATATGCGGCAGTTTCGTTACAAGCATAACCAAACATTAAACCCTGATCACCAGCGCCAAAGTTATCAGTACCTAGCGCAATGTCAGCACTTTGTCCGTGTAGCAAGTTTGTGATTTCGACTGTACGCCAATCAAATCCTGCTTGTTCATAACCGATGTTTTTAATAGTTTTTCTAACGGCACTTTCTACTTCTTCGTTATGCAATACACCTCTGTATTCACCTGCTAGTACAACTCGATTAGTAGTTACTAAGGTTTCACATGCGCAACGAAGTGATGGATCTTCTTTAGCCATTACTAAATCAAGTACTGCATCGCTGATTGCATCGGCTACTTTGTCAGGATGTCCTTCGGATACTGATTCACTTGTAAACAAATATGTCATTTCTTTTCTTCCATTTCTTTAACTGTTCTTTTTATAGCATCTGCAAAGTTCAATGCTGCCTGTTTATTTAGGATCATATGGTGCTCTTGCTTGTGTACACCTTTAACTAAAATGTCGTAGACGGCACGTAGACGAGCAGGCCAGTTACGCCAAAACTCTCGGGTCCATGTTGTTACGTAAAAACTTACTTCCACATCAGGCACATCAGCATCACGTTGTACTTCAATCCACATGTATACAGAGTGATCATCACTAGAACAATCACATTCTACTTTAAAATTCTTACTGTTACCAAAGTCACTTTGTAACATAATGCCTTGTGCTGGTTTTTGTGCTTTCATTACCAATTCTCCACGTCTGTTATATCCACTTTAATAGTAGACTTGGGGTCAAACTCTAACGAAATATTCGGACCTATTCCGGATGTATTTTCTTCAGACCAAACAACTCGGTCGACTTCATACATTTCAAATATTTCTTTTAACTTTTCAAATTGATTTCGTGTAATAATAAGTTTCATTGTTTACCCCATTCTATTTTTAACCAAATTCTTTCGTGTATATAATAGTCTACACTTAATAAAATATGCAATACAGTCGCAAACCCAGTTGCTTCTCCTAGGTCTCCTGTAAACAAGTAAGTCCACAATATAGTAAACAACCAAGCAGTTATCCTATAGCTTAACATTCTTGCTATAGTTCGTTTATGTGTTTCCATTACTTACCCCAACCATTGGACCATATATCGACGTGCAGACGAGGACTATAACGATAGCCACGAGCCAGGGCTTCATCGGCGATGTGTTTAGTATTGGCAAAATATGCTGTATCTGTTCCGCCTACAGGCATAACATAAACAGGACCACTAAAGCCGGCTTGCCTATATTCTGCTACTGCTCGATCTACTTCTGCAAAATCTTCTATG